CCGTTGGGCGCTTTGAAATACGTTGATTCATCAAACAAAACCGGGCGCAAGCCGACAAAATCACCGGATGGGCCAAGGGTGCGGCTCAGTAAGCCAGACGGCCAAGTGAAGACTTGGTCTTGGGTGCAAAAGACTGAAAGTCGCTCGATGTTCCACGACTCAATCATTTGATTGAGCGCCATCAAGGCGTCTTGGGACATGGATGCCGATGGCGTCTCACCTTCGGCAAGAATGCCAAGCAACCGGAATGCCCGGTTAATTTGGTCACCCGCTGTAAAAGTGCCTGACATTTAAAGCCCCTTTCTTGCAGCCCATCGGGCTTTATTGGATGCGGAAATTTTTTGTTTTGCTTCATCCGTATGATAGCGCCCGGTGCTAGTGACGCTAATTTTGGCACGTGTCTCAGCAGATAAAATTTTACCGGTATTTAACACAGACAATTGCTTTTTCTGTTCTTCCGATATTGTGCAAATGCCTTTTTTAGCTTTTGAAATGTTTTGCTTGTGTTCTTCAGTAAAACCGCGTTTTTTAGCTGATACGCTCATTTTTGCACGAGTTTCAGCGGAGGCTTTTGTACCAAGCGGGGAATTTGCAACTGGACGCCCGTTATACACAGGCTTAAAAAAGTTCATCCAAAACTGCTCACGCGCAATCAATTCAGTCTTGTTATCAACAAACTGAACAATCTCCCAATCAAACGCATTTGCGCCATATTTATCATACGCCCGCTGAAGTCGAGTGTTGTAATGACACTGCCTAATTAAGGCTCGGCGGTGCGCCGACCATCGCCGATTAACCGCCACAGCAGAGCCAACATACATGTCACAAGTGACATTGTTGACAATTGCGTAGATGGCAGACGACATGTTCAGACCCCTTCAGATTCAGCTTCCACTTTGCGCGTGTACTTGCGCTTCACAACGAGCGTGTTGGCCGCTTCTTCGGGAACCGAAGGCGTGTCTGGATTGTAGCGCACCCAGCCGTTTTGTTCATCGGATTCTGCTTCGGCGTCCATTGTGGCGACTTTGGCACCGTGAACAGGGTGTTTGAGGTAGATGACCATAGGTTAAAAAGCCCCCGGTTAGGGGGGCTTTCCGTTTGGGTTTACAGATTGTGAATCAGCGCAAAGTTGATCACAACGGCCTCTGACAGCGAACCGCCAGAAATGTTGCGAAGCGTGATGCTGACAGAGCCAGCGCTCAAGCCGGAAACCCAGCAGTTGTACGCGCCAGCAGTAGCACCTGCCGCCACGTTCAAAATCACGATGTCGTTGGTCGAAATCAGCGAGTTGTTCAACGTGAAGGTAACGTTGGTCACACTTGCCAAAGACGCATTGTTCATTGTGATTTGGCCAGCGGACTTGTTCAGAGTCACTGCCGTGGACTTACTGGTGGCTTGCGTCACAGTGCCTTGGGCGTCCGTGGTGTAACCCAGAGCGCCGCTAGACAGAATGTTGTCAGCACCAATGATGTCCTGGTCGGTGTACGCAACGCCGATCGGTTTGGTATTTGCCATGATGATTCCTTAAAAAAGCCCCCGAAGGGGCTTTAGGGTTTAGGAAATGCGGTAAGCAGTCCAAGTGCCATCGCCGGTTTTGCGGGCGCGGAAGTGAGCCGAAGTGGACAGAGCCACAGCAGCGGCACCCACAATCGTCCAGCCGGTGCCAACAGTCAGCGTAATGGCATCTGCGGCGTCAGTGTTGACGATGTAGAAGTCAAACGCAGAGTTGACCTTGCTGGCCGACGAAATGTCCGCTTCCAGATCGGCCACGGTGGGCAACTGGAGGTTGCCTGCGGTGCCGTTGAAAGTGAACAGGCCGTTGGACAGTTGAGCCGCAGTTGCAGTTGCGCCAGCGGTCAGGGCAGTCGGAGCGCCTTGAACGAACAGTTGTGCTTCACCGACGTTGCCGTCGCCGATCTGGTAACCACCAGCACCATTTGGGAGAGCCATGATAATTTCCTTAAAAAAGAGAGTTTGCGAAATGAAGCCCCCGAAGGGGCATCAAATTAGCCCCAGAGGCGAACGCCCATTTGAGGACGGATCGTGCTGTAGCCATACAGAACGTCGATACGGCAAGGCATGCGGTCGTTGTTGATGTCGTACTGACGAACAACACGCAGGCTGATGCCGTTGTGGACAGCTCGGCTGGCCATGTCAACGCCTTGAGGCAGCAACAGGTCGGCGGTGGCGAAGGTGATGGCATCCTTGTGGTACACCAGGTTCTGGGCGTACTGAGTGGAAGCCGCACCCACGAACACGACAGCCTTGCTGGTCTGTGGCAACACGTCCACAGTAGCCAGAGCGTTGTTGGCAGAGTACATCGGAGCCACAGTGATGGAACCAGCGCCGGAACCGTTCAGGGTCACAGCGGCGGTAGCCACGAACTGGAACAGCGAACCGGTGGATTCACGGGTCTGTGGGTTCACGGCGTAGCAGTCAGCCACAGTGAACACATCGCCGATGTTGACGGTAGCGTTTGCACCAGCACCAGTGATGGAGATGGAGGTCGCGCCTTCGCTGGTCACAGCAGCCGAGGTCGTGCCGCCGGTGGCAGTGCGCGAACCGGTGGTGTGCTGCTTGATCGACTGAGACATGTTGATCTCGTCAAAGCCCAGCACGCCAGTGCCCATCATGCCGTTCTTGAACTGCTTGCTGATGGTGTCGGTGGGGTTGAACAAGCCCTTCATGCCTTCAACCAGGCCAGCGTTGGCGGCAGGGTTGACGGTGGCGTAGCGGGGAGACATCACGGCGGCGTTCTCGTTCAGCTTCTGCTGGGCTTGCAACAGCACCAAAGAAGTGGCGGGGGTGGTGCCGGGAGTGCCAACCGAGTTGCCGATGGCTTTGTAGGCGTTGGCCACGTCTGCGTCGATGCTCGATGCCAATTGGCTGATACGAGGCTTCAACACACGCTCTGCGAAGTCGTCCAATTGCATGGTCAGTTCGGCAGAAGTGAAGTTCACGCCGATATGCTTTTGGCTGGCCACGGTCAGGGTGGTGTACTGTTCGTTGTCGTCCTGCACTTGCAGGGCGGCACCGTCGGTCACCAGAGCGCGGTCGGGCAAACGGATACGCAGGGTCGAACCGATCTTTGCACCTTCAACAGCGAAGCTGTCGTCGTACTGGCGGTTCACGTTACGGGTCAACACGAGGTTGTTTTCCAAGATCTCCAGCGATTTGCGGGTGATCATGTCAATGGTCAGAATGCTGTTAGACATGAGAGTCCTCTTAAAAAATTAGCGGTTTTGCATTGCTTGCAGCTTCTTCATCTGCCTTGCACGTTCGGCCTCAATCCACTGCGAATCCGTCATGGTCTTGGTAGACCGGGGATCCGTTGTGTCATAGGTGCCAACTCCAGTGGAGCGTGCAGTAACAGGTGAAATCGGCGCAGGCGCTGATGTGGTTCGTTTCACGGGAGGTTCAGCGGCCAATTTGGCTTCGATCTTCCCGATCTCCTTCGCCTGTGCGAGTGGCGACATGCGTGAGATGCGATCTGCATCTTTGGGGTTGGAGCCGAGGTAGTAAGCCAACTCGGGGCCAATGTCCGAAGACTGGATCGTTTCGGCCATCACGGTCGTGATCGGCAACTTGGGGTTGTAGGCGACTTGTTCAAAATCGTCATACTTGTCCCGAGCCGCTTCTTCGCGCTCTTGATAGCTTTCGAGGACTTGCGACTGCTGCTTGGCGGCTTCACGCTTGGCGATCAGTTCTTCGGCCTTCTGATATGCCAGTGCTTCCGCATAGGCTTCAGGGCTTTCAAACTGGTCAACAGATGCCGTTGGTGCAGCTTTCACGATCTGCGTTTCCGCAGCCCGTTGCGCTTGCTCTCGTTCCCACTTACGTTGCTCTCTTGCGAGGCGTTTGCCGATCATCGCGTCGATTTCAGCCTGAGAGTATTTCTTCTCCTCGACCGTCTCGGGTTGATTTTCAGCGACTTCCGGCGCGGTTACAGCAGTCTCAGAAGTGGCCGTCACTTCTGGCGCAGGCGCGGAGTCAACTTCCGCTAAGGCTTGGACTTCTTCAGTCATTGATGAATCCTAAGATTCCCCGGTCTACTGGGCCGGTACAGTTCTTAGATTATGCGCTAAGACGGCGCATGTCAAGTTAGCAGTAGTAGCTGATGTTCAGTTTGGCGCTGGACGACTGCTGAATAAATTTGATTTTGTTCAAATCGCCATCGTATTGCAAGGGGACGCCGGCCGCCAAAGGCATGCCGACCGAGGCGGTCGGGTTGGTGCCGTCATCACGCCAGCGCACGCCTTGGGTTTCGCAAATAATCAGCGCAAAGGTGGGCTTTTGGTTTGAGCCATCGGGTGCCAGTGTGGGCACGGTCAAGCCAACAGCCGAGCTGAGATCGGTGATTTGCTGGTAACCGAGGCAAGTGGTTACCGCTTTGATGTTCATAGCCATTTAGAATCCCCTTCTTTCGGTAAATGACCGAAGTTTAATCAATGAAGTGTCAGACGAAGTAACTGGAGCCGTTGTGTCGTAGGTGAACACAATAATGCCGTTACCACCAGAAGCGGCAGTAACAGAGCTTGCGCCGCTACCACCAGCGCCGCCTCCATAAGCTCCACCAGCACCGCCAACCGCTGCTGCTGCGCCAGCGGCAGAGCCACCACCGCCACCACCAGAGCCAGCCGTGCCGCCTGCGGTTGCAGTCCAATACGACCCTGCGCTACCAGTGCCGCCAAGTGAAATGCCAGCGTTTGCACCAGCGCCGCCGCCAGCACCTCCACCATTAGAACCAGAAGTTGCTGCAACAGGGCCGGTAGTGTTTGCGCCTGTACCGGCAGTTTGACCTGTAGAAGCACCACCGTTTGCACCGAGGGTGAGACTTGATGTGCCAGCATCGCCGTTTGTGCCCGCTACAGATGCCGTTGCTCCAGAGCCACCACCGCCGCCACTGCTTCCTGACCCACCAGTGCCGCCTGTACCGCCAATGCCGCCTGGACCACCAGCACCGCCACCGCCACCCTTACCACCACTTGCGGTACCGTTGCCGCCAGCTCCGCCGGAATACTTGGTGTCACCCACGCCAGATGCAGAAGCGCCGCCAGCGCCGCCTGTGGTAGTGGTTGCGGCAGTGCCGCCTTTGGCAAGAGCGCCTTGCGAGGTCAGGGTTGGCGCGGCGTTGGATGCGGCGTTAAACCATGTGTCGCCACCGTTACCTGCGGTTGCACCGGCAGCGCCGCCAGCACCAATAGACACATACGCCGTGCCGCTTGCGGCCAGCCCAATTACTGAAGTCGATTTGGAATACGCGCCCGCGCCTGAGCCGCCAGCCCCGTTAAGACGTTTACTGCCGCCACCGCCAGCAATGGCCTCAACAGAAACGAGACTGACAAAGTCAGATGGGATTGTGTAGGTCGTCCCGGAGGTGATAAATACTGTTTTAACCGCCATTTACGACCTCGCCGGGAATTGGGGATACCGATTGACCATCCCAGAAATAGCCGTCTGGGATCTCAACAAGGCGGCAACCATCTGGAGCCACATCGGTTGGCTCGGCAACGATCCAGTTGACCTGCTCGTTTGTGGCGTTGTCAATGACTGCACAATTAGGCATGGCTGGTTGGCTCCTTACGCCAAGAAGCGCAGTTTGTAGAGCGTTGTCAGGTACAACTCCACAATGTTGTCAATGAGTTGTTGCAACGAAGAGTCGGTCTTCTCGCAAACAGTATAGCGGCCTTTTTCGATCTCAGCAAGTTGGTCTTGCAAGAACTCAATGATGTTGGTCGTCTTCTTGGCCGCAGGGATGGCAATCGGGCCGATCAGGCCGTGCCGGCCTTGGTAGGCTTCGGCAAACGCATCTGCGCGGTCAATGATCTCGTCGTAGAACGTGTTCAAGGCCACATGCTTGCTGTAGCTGCGGGTGTTCAGATGCACTGAATGAGCCACATTGCGACCCAAAAACAGCAGACCCATCAACTGTGCGGCGGTCATTGTGGCATCCCTTCTTGCGGTGGCATGCCTTCCATGCCAATGTCCATCTGTTGCTCTGGCATCTCAGGGATGCCGCTCAACTGGCCGTTAGACTCCATTGCCGCAGCCACGACACCCATTGCGATGTCTTGGATCTGCTGCTCGTTCATGCCAGCCTGTGTGGCCGTGATGCGCTGAGTCTCGGCCTGATAAGCCTTAATTTCGGCCTCGTAATCCTTGCGGCGTTGCTCTTGCATCTCGATGGACTTGCCCACGCTCTGGATCATCTGGTGCATCTGCTCCATTTCCTGACCCATCGCTTGGATTTGCATCTCAGCGGCTTGCAGTGCTGGTGGCTTGTCGTCGTCAGACATAATCTTGGGATCAATGGTCTTGGCGAACCGCTTGGACATCTCCTGAGCGCCAGGCCAGTCCATGTTCTTGACGAACAGGTCACCGGCCACTTGCCACAGTTGCGGGTTGCCCTGCAAGAGTTGAGCCATCGCCTCCAGCGCTTCTTGGCGCTTGGTCGCGTAGCCCGGGCCAGTCACAGCCACCACATCGTACTTGCCGACACCGGGGTTGTAGATCTTTTCGATCACGATGCCTTGCTCGTCTTGAATTTCATTGACGGGTTGCGGCTGGTCGGGGTTGATCTTGACCATCTTCGTCTCGCCGTCCTCACCAATGATGCGGGCGATGCGCTGGGTGTCGTAAATCTTGGGGATCAGGTCGATCAACTGACGAGCAATGTGCCGGACACCACGGGCGAGGTTGTCGCCGTAGTGGTATGTGCCCACATCACCCTCGCGCTGGCGGGCAAGGATGGCCTTGCCAGAGCGCTCGTTGGAACCCATGCCCAGCGATGCGTTGTACTGGCCGGTGGTTGCCTTGATGTCTTCAGCCGCGCCAGCCTTGGCTTGGAGCAGGCCGCTGGACGCCATCGGGGGCTGGGCGCGCTGAGGCAGGGGCAGGACGGCACCTTGGCCGTCGGTCACATCAGGGTTGACCTCAAGGTACGGCCAGTTGTTGGTGTTGGCCGTCTTCCACTTGTCCTCATAGCCCTCAAACTGGCCACCGTAGCCAATGAACGGAGCCTTGGGAGCCAGCGCCAGCATCTCGGCCTCTTGGCTGACCCAGTAGTTGTACATGCGCTGGGCATCTTTGGCGTTACGCACCAAGCCAGACACATACAGACGGCCATCAACCTCAAATTCGTTGCCGATAATGCGAATCACGGGGATCCACTTGCCAGCCCACTCGCGCTCTTCGAGGATCTCGTAGCCGTTGATCTTGCAGTACTTAACCTTGGGGCGCTCGGACATGCGTGAGCGCTTGGGCTTGCCGTAGAGGGCGCGAAGCTGTTTGTCCTCGGGCGTGCCCTCAAACGCTGTTGCGTTGCCGGGGTACAGGTTCAGCGTGGCTTTGTCGTAGTCGATGTAGTAGTAATCGGCGATGCGGACGGTGTCCTCGTTCAGCCAGTTACTGATCGACTGGTCGCCCACGCCCAGACTTTGCAGAGTGGTGATGGGCGTCGAGTCGGGGTACATCCTTTCGTACTCGGCCTTGGTCACATCCTGCGTGATGAAGCACCACTTGGCGTCAGCGCCAGTCGGGTCTTGGATCAGCGGATCCATGTAGACCGAGAAGCTGTTGCGGATGCGGCCAATCTTGATGTCTTGGTCGAAGGTGTTGTCGTCGCAATACTCGGTCAGCAGACGGATGTAGCCTTCGCCGTATGCCACCTGATTCTCGCAAGCGGTGTCGTAGGCCACATCGGCGTCGCTGATGTACTCAATATGACGGATCATGCCGTTGAACACCTCGGCGACCTGCACATCGGCGTTGTCGTCCACCGGGATCACCTTTGCGCCAGGTCGGTTTTGGCGCTGGTCGTTGGTGACCTGGCGCACATGCTGGGGCAGTTTGTTGATCGTGAGGGTCGGGCGGGCGTTGATGGTCTGCCCTTGCACCGCGCCACGGGTGGCCAGCACATCGGCGGGCCACTGCCAGTGGTTGTCGGGTGAGCCTGCGTAAAAGCGCAGGTCGTCGATCTCGTCTTCGCGGCTCTCCATCAGCGCGGACACGGCCATATCAAGGCGGGCGCGGGCGACAGTCAGAATGTCTGAGTCGGATTTTGCGGGTTTGCCACCGGCTGCCACATTCGCGGCGGCAACCATGCCAGTTGGGTCAGCCATTCAGGACTCCTAGTACATGAGGCTCACGCATGACGACATAATCCTTGCCATCATGCTTGAATTCTTGCCCCACGCCAAAGTATAGGTGATCACCGACTTTGAGTTCTTTGCAGTCAGGGCCAGCAGACACGACTATACCTGTTTCCTGTTTTTCTGTCGAAAGCAACTCAAACATCGCGTGTTTTTCGACATCCACCTCAATGATGAGGCAGTTTTGCATGGCTTTGAGGGTCATTTTTTCTTAGCCGTCTTGGCAGACTCTTTAAACGCCTTGGCGGTCGGAGCGCCCTTGTCGCCAGGCTGGCGCATCTTTTCTTTGGAGCCAGCAGCGATGCGTTCGCGTTTGGCTGCAATATTGGCATATAGACCGGGCTTTTTCATATCAGCACTTCCATCGTTTGAGTGATGCCTTGGCGCGTTCAGCATCGCCTTTTGCGTGCTTGACCACACCTTCCATGCGGGCGCAGAAACTAGCCTTGCGGCCTTCGTCTGCCTTGGTTTTGGGGTTGGGAGCTGGTGCCTTGAGGTTAGACCCGGTTGCGGCGTTGTACTTGGCGCGGCCTTTTTCGGTCAAGCCAGCACCCTTGGACGCTGGCAGCTTCTCGCCGCGTCCAACAGACAAAGAAACACCTTTTTTGGCCATTTAGCTTCCCATCCATGATGATGCAATAGCGCCTCGTTCCATGACTACACGGCGTTCTGTGCGGGGATTGTACTCCCGCGAGGCCACAGGATAGGCGAACGTGAGCGCAATAGCGTCCGCAGCGTCTGGGGATGCTACCCCCCTCGCTTTCATGTCTTTTTTCGACTCCAAAAAGATCGCGCCCTTGGAGTCTGGCTTCATCATAGGTGAGATCAGGTCGGTTTTCAAGAACCTGTCGCTTGGAATGCTGGCCGATTTGAGCCAATCGCGCATTTTTCCCCAGATTTCAGCCCGTTTGTTGCCGTACATGGCCGGATTGCTTGATTTCCACCCGAAATTGACGCCTTTGATCTTGTATCGCTGCTCTTTTAGCCTGTCCACCACGCCAGCACCCAGCCCGCCCTCGTCGATGAACACCATTGCAGGCTTAAACTCCTCAATCGCCTCAATGATGTACCCCACCACGGTCATGGTGTCGTCGCCTCGGTGGCGAATGATGCGTGTGATGTCCCGCCCTTGCCGCACCGCGATGACTGTCGCGTCCGCTCCGAACCGCGCAGGGTCTACCCCGATCACAACAGGGGCTGACGGGTCTTTGTATTGCGGGCGTTTCATGGCGTCATCGACCACCATGTTGGAGATGAACTGATCATCCCCCGCGTTCGGGAATTCGCCGTACACCTCAACGTGCGCTTGGCTGGAATCTGGCCCATATTCGTCAATGATCTGCTGGTAGACCTGCTTGTCCGTGCCCTCGACTGTCCTGGCGTCCACTGTCTTGGTCACCCAAAAGTCGCGCTTGCTGTGAAATGTCTCGTAAAAGTACCCGCTGTTGCGGCGGGGGTTGGAGAACGCCAACCAAAAGCGGTTCGGGGTGTTTTCCGTAAAAAAGCCCGCCGTCACCGCCCAGATTGCGTCCGCGATACCTGACGCTTCGTCGAAGATCACCATCACGCCGTCGAAGTTGTGGACACCCGCGTAGGCGTCTGGGTTTTCCTCCGACCACAGCCGCCCCTCAACGCCCCAGTAGCGTGTGCCTTTTTTGAGGTCACGCTCGACCAGTTCCGTCAGCCACTTGGCTGGCATCACTCGGGTGGCCGAGACTTCGAACCAATGCGAGTTGAGCGACATCGCCAGCCACTTGGTGATCTCAGCCCAGGTGATCGACCGCAGTTGGC